CCAAGCGACCAATGATAGCGTCTTGGATTTGGGTGTTTACACGACCGCTCATTACATCGGCAGTTGTCCAGTCAATGAAGAAGTCCTTCTTGCAGATTTGGCGTTGAACTTGGAACTCTTCCAAAGTCAAGATGCGCTCAGTCAAAGTGATCGTGCCTGTTGGCGTGAAATCACAAGTGCCTGCGGCAAATGTTACAGTGTCATCAATCTTACGTACCACTGATTTGTAAGGTACGTTTGGCTTCATAGTCACGTACTGTGCAGATACGTTTGACAAGAGTGCCTTTGCTACGATTTCACCAGCTAATTCACCTGCATAGGTGGTGGTGAGTGAAGTTGTTGTTGGCATTTTTAAATAAAATTTATGAGGTGAATTAATTTACTTGTTTAGCACGAACGCTTTCCATGAAGTCGCTGAATGAGTTACCATTCGATGCAACCACAGGTGCGGCATTCTTTTTAAATTCTTGTGATTTAACTGAAGGCACAGCAGGTGCTTTCTTAACTGAAGCAAGTTCAGTCTTAGCAGCCTGTGCTTCGCTCTTTGCGGTTTCAACCGCAGCGGCAAGCTCAGTCTTTTCGGTTTCAAGTGCTGCGATACGCTCAGACAATTGACCAATTACGGCAACGAGGTCTTCGCTGCTCATTTCGGTTGATTGCTCTTCGCGCTCGATTTCAGCAATTAGACCATCTTCGCCTACTACTACTTTGGTGACACCATCCTCAAGGATGTATTCACCTGCAGGCACAGGTACTGGATTGCCTTCAGCGTCCTGAGTGTAGATGTCTACGCCCACTGTCCATTCGTTTGCGGTAGAATAGATTTTAGTACCATCGCTCAAAGTGCCTTCTACTGCGAACTGCAACTCAGTTGCCGGCTCTGCCGCAGGTGCTTCTTCTTCGAACTTGATACCAACACTTGAAGGGTCAATGCCGTACTTGTTGAATACGGATTTGATTTGTTCTTTGATGTTTGACATTGTTGGATATTTGGCTATTGTAGAAATCAGCCTGTTTTGTTACATCCAACATTTGTTTTATCTTAGCAGGGTAATTAAATACCTTTATTTATGAAAGCAGCAGACACACTTGCGAAAAAAGTATCAGCACGATTGACCGAGAAGCAATACAAAGCTGTGGTTAAAAGTGCAAAAGCATCTAAGATGAATATAGCCGATTACGTTCGTGCTTGTATTTTGTGATTGTTTATTGTTTTGGTTAAAAAAGAAGCCCCTCGTTTGGGGCTTTCTTTTTAACACTTTAACCTAAATACTATTCTATGTATCACCAGTTGCCAAAGTTAATACAAACTTTCTATTCCTGTTTCAAGACTCAACCATTTTCCGCAATTTTCATTCTTGCCTTGTGCAGGTAAGAATTCCATGTATGCAAGTAGATGAGCATCATCAAGAAGACTGGCGTTGTACGTTAGCGTGCGAGTGTTGCTATTCCATGCATTTGTACCACCCACCTGTAGATTGATGGTTGAATCTTGTGTTGAATTTTGCCCGATGTCAAGCGTGCTGCCGTAGACATTCATTGCCGTAGGGTTTTCGCGTAGACCATTGTGCAACCTGTACTGCTGCATGTAGCCGCTATAGGTTTGACCGAATGAATTAATCAGCTTCTTGTAGTCAAACTTATTTGCATCAATGCCGTTAATGTACACCGTGCTTTTTACACTTGTAGGTGTTGGCTGTTCGATGTCCATTGCAATCGATGTAATGTGCGTTTCACCTTTCACAGGCACGATAGGATACGTGATGCGGCAATTCCACACAAACTCCTGCTCCGTTATACCTGCCAGTTGCAAGAACTCATCGCGCCTAAATCTTTTCTTTGGCGTTATCGCACCACGGCTTGTCCACTTCACAACAGTCTTGCCTGTTGAATCTTTGCCAAGTACACGCGACCTGTACTGCACACGCACAATTGGATTCACCATGTCATCGGCAACACCATTAACAACAGTCTCGTATGGCTCATACGTGTATTCAATGCGATCTACATTGAAGTAGATATTGCTTTCAACATAGCGTATCAATTGCCCGGCAAGACCGCTTGGTGCTTCATGTAGCACAGCCTTTCTTTCTTGATATAGGTGATAGCCTTTGTCGGTCATGCCCTCAAGTGTGTAACCACTTGTATAAAGCATCATAGCGGCAAAGTTAAGCGGATACAATCCAAACATCTCCTTGTTTTCGCGTCTTTCGACTGAATAGGTAACTACGTTTTTGCCACTTGAAAAATCATTGTTTTCAAATATGGTGTAGCCTCGGTTGATACGCTGCTGTATCTGCCCATTGTAGGCTTCAAATTCGGGAGGTAAGCCAAGTACCTCAAGTGCCTTGTCGATGTTTATCATGTGTTTGGTTTTACGTTACTCAATAACTGGTCAAGTTCAAGCACCAACTCAGCCTCGTAATTCTTAACTCCACTCATCGACACGCCTACCTCGTTGAAGAATCCTTCAATGCTATAGCCACGCACCTTGCCTTCTTTGACATCTTCCCACACATGGTCTTCGTCCACCTTTGTGCCAATGAACCAGGTACCATCGGGCAGGTCAGGCAATCCGAGCTGCAATGATTTGTCCATCTTGCCCTCTTTCACCCACGACTCAACCACGGTCACACCGGTTACAGGTATTTCGTGTTGCAGATTGGTGGTGTGTTGCAGATTCTTTTTGAAGAACTGATGTGCGATTGCGCTAACTGTTGCCTTTTCAAAGTAGACATAGTAAGGCTCGCCCTTCTCGTCATAACGCAGTATCTCTTTGTCGGGTATGAGTGCTGGACCATATAGCATCCTACGTTCCTCATCCACTTTAGCAAGTTGCATTTTGCTTAATGCAATCCAGTTCTCTTCGATTGCAGGGCTATCTACTAAGCCCATTGCCGTAATGCCTAAACGACCTTCTTCGTCTATCACACACTTAACTACTTTTCTCTTTTCCATGTTACAAATTTAGTTTTAATTATCCGATTCTTGATAGGTCTTCAACCTTTGTCCGCACTTCTTGTTGGCTTGCCACATCACCTGCTAAGACATAGGCACGGGGCGTTAACTGCTCTGGTCTATCCTGTAGGAATGATGAGGCAAGTGGGTTGAACTGCGCAGGTTGTGAGCCTGTATCCCCACCACCACCCGGCAAGCTTGGTGGGTTTTCATTGCCACCACCACCACTTGCTGAACCACCTTGAAACTGCTGTTGTGCAATTGTCGCTACGTTGGCAAGACCTGAAGCAATGGCTACACCTGCTGCGATGAATGGTTGCGCAGGGAAAAGGATTGTGGATGGGTTAGCAGCAGCATTGGCAAAGATTGCGTTAGCACCTTTGTAAGTGTCAACTGTTGCCTGCGCTATGCTTACTGCTTTTTGTATTTTAAACGCAGCCTTTGCACGCTTCTCATCACCTTTGGCAAATGCAGCAACCAGTCCATTTATTGCGCCTAATGCATCAGATGTTGATTGCAACTTTGCATCTTGTACCGCTTGTTCATTTGCTTTTCTTCTTTCTGCCGATTGTTGCTCTTGTGATTCTAATGCTGCTTGGTATGCGGCATCAACTTCAAGTGTGCTTTGACCTGCGGCAATTGCCTTTTCACGCAAGTCTAAATACTTGTTGTCAATGGCAATGATGTCCTTTTGGTCTTGTGTTAGGTTCGCTGCATCCTGCTCGGCACGCAGTGCGGTTATGGCTGCATCGTATTCTTCTTCTGCCTTCTTGCGCTTTTCTGCTTCGGCTTCTGCCGCTGCGGTCTTTTGCTTTTCAGCATCTTCAAACTCTTTAAGATTTTCTGCGTACAACTGATTCAGCAGGTCGCTCACTTCTTGTTCAGCCTTCAGCTGTGCATCTGCTGCATCCTTTGCCGCCTTTGCTTTTTGTTCCGCTGCATCGGCAGCTGCTTTTGCATCTTCTTCATTTTGGTCATTGATTATTTTAGCACGTTGCTCGTTTAATTGATTCAACGACTTCTCCGCATCCTTCACTATTTGTTCCTGATTCTTGCGCTCCGCTTCAGGGTCGAATACCTGCTTTACAATAAAGTTGTTTACATCTTCAAATACACCTGATACATTAATCTTTTCAATGCCCAGTCCTAACTTGTTCAGAATGTCTATTGATCCATTGACAAAGCCTTCAAAGAACTCAGCAAGCTTGCGCTGAGGAAACGTGACAAAATCAAGAAAGGTCTTGAGATATTCCGCATTGCGCTCGGCTGCTTTAATTTGACCCTCTGCCTGTATGCGTGTGGTTTCAACTACTGCTTGTTGTTCAAGAATTGCCGCATCCAGTGCTTGCACTTTCAATGCTGTAATTTCTTTTTCGGTTTTGCCTTGTAGTTTTAATTGCTCTTCTTGAGATGCAATAAAATCTGCTTGCTCTTTAGCTGTAGCAGCACGTTCCTTCTGCACATCCAATGCCTTAGTTTCTGCATCCGTTACACCATCTACGAGTGATAATAATTCATCTGCATATACTACAGCAGCGGCAATGGCTGCACCTATCAAAAATATAGGGTTAGTAAGTAAAGCCTTACCAATGGATGCAAATGCACTACCAATACCCTTAATTCCATTGGCTATATCACCCGGCTTAATTTCGGTAATGTTCTTTGCAAGTAGCTTTGCACCTTCTGCCGCACCTTCAAAGTCAAGATTACTAATTCTTGATGTAACAAGTCCAAGTGAACCGCTAACCTTTTCAAATGCGCCACCTGCCTGTGTGCCTACGGCTTCAGCTGCATCACCAATTCTATCTTTCAGTTCCCCTGCTGCTGCTGCAAGCTCACGGTATTTTGCGGAATCAGGTTCTGTTTTAGCTAACTCTAATTGTAAATCCTTTAACTGAGCGCGTAAAGACTTGGTGTTAGCTATTACCTCAGGTGGAACAATATCCGCAGGAATTTTATTATTGGGTATTTCATTAGGAATAGCCTTCAGCTGATTTCCTAATTCCTTTAGATTCTGCTCGCTCTCACTGGTGTCGATTATGAAACTCCGAACAATAGGCTCTGCCATTAGTAGATAAGTTTAGATAGTAAATAAATCAGTCCGAAAAACAAGAAGGTGCGCCACACGTACAGCGTTGCATACCATAGCACACGTTGCCACTTGCGCAGCGAATGGTTGTGTGTTTGATTTGCTTTGATGCCTAACTGAAGATAGCGCATTGTGTTTTTGATTGAGTCCATTATGTTATTTTGCTTTGTTGATATTGAAGTGATGCTGTTGTAATGATGTTTACGGGGAATGTACCACCGCCACCTACGTTCAAAAATAACCTGTGATTCGCAGGTACTGCCACGTTCACACCTATTGTAAAAGTAAACGCAGTTGTGTTTATCGTATTAAGTGCTGTGACTGCGCTTGTCGCTGCAACACCGCCAGTCTTTGAGATGGCAAATGAATACTGACCTGTGGCGTAAGTACCTGCATTGGTATCTCGTATTGTCACATTCAATAGACATGACCATAATGTGTCATTAGGTAAGTCAATAAACTCATTTGTTATACCTTCAACATAATAAAAGGCATTGCCTGCCGCAGCGTATGCATCTTTTCTATGCAGTATAATAGTGCCTGATTGCGCCCATCCCTTCTCCACAAAACTACTACCATCGCGATAACCACCACCCAAGTGCATGCCGGGTAGATTGGTCGTAACATTTTTACCAAGTAAATTGCTACCATTGACATTCTTTGTCAACTCCAAACGCTCACCAACCGCTAACATATTTTGGTTGCCATTCTCAATTGTCACGTTGTCACCTGCAATAACCGAATTGATGATAGCCGCATTGCGTGTCTGCGCCTTGTTTTGGCGTGGTGCAGGATTGGTCGAACTGCCTGATGTGGGTGAGTTAGGTCTATCACCCGTTGGCACAAACGCCCAACACACAGCGTTAGCTTCATCCCATGTGTAGCCATAACGAGTGCAACAGTCTTGTGATGGATCAACAGGCTCATCATTGGCATCAACAAAGTTCACTTCACCATTGGTTGAGATGGTTGAAGGTGTAGCTGAGCAATCCTCTGTATCTTCCAAGAACTTAAGTAATTTTACCTTTGTGCTTTCCACATCACCCACCTTGTAATCACTCACCTCAATGATGCGCCAATAACTATCTTGAATCCAAATCTTGTCGCTGAACTGAAACGTGAGAATGTCTTTAAGTGATAACGCGAATGATGCTTCCATCATGCGTGCCTCAGGACTATAGAGCGCATTCATGTACGTGCGCCAATACAGGTTGAACAGGTTGTTGTACGGATTGCCGTTGATAGGATGCGGTGGTACTTCAGGTGCCCAGTTCAAATCGAAGTTGTCAATCGATGGATACACTTCGCTGTAGTTATTAAGCACAGGCACATTGGTATTGACAACCGTTGTGGTGCTATCATCGTACAACTGCACAGCTACTTCACCTGCCTCGTACAAACAACGAGGACCAGGGGCAACGAACTGCACGGATTCATTTAAGAACATCGGCATCACATAGCCATTGCCATTAACAACGCCCGATGGTGTGCTGCGTGTGACAAGGCTAATCTTTTGGTCACCTATAGCGAAGTCACTTGGTGCTGTGTCGGGATTAATGGTGTAGCCTATTGCTTCGTAGTCACCATAAATACGTTCCACATTCCTGTATTGCTTGCTTAGTATGTCTTCACCTGCCGTATAGGTAAATTGAAACTTTGCCTTTTGCAAATCAGTCGTGCTGCCTATGGTGACATCCTTTGAAATGTCAAGCTTGCTTGTCCAGTCCAAGACATTACCACTTCCCAAGTAGCTATTTTGCGGCACGATGTATATCTTACTTGGCACTGCCCTGTCTGCTACAATCGCGCAGTTGTGCATCTTAATCACATCCGTCACGAAGTCGATTTGCTTCATGTCGGGTGCGTTTAAACTATAGGTAATTGTTTGTCCGTAGTATAAATTCACGGAAGTCAGCGAGAATGTTGTGGCTGTTCCACTAATTATTGAAACAAAGCCTGTGCCTGCGGCAAATGTTTGCAATGCTTTTAGTTGCACCGTATCACCCGTTTCAAGTCCAACTGTGATACTTGCATCTATTACACTACCATTATCAATTGTGCCAATAAATACTTCATTGAATGCAGTCACTCCATTAACGGCAAGTGCAACTACTACATCAATAGGATTGGCTGTAGAATTGGTAAATTCAGCAGTAACTCTAAATGTGAAAAATCCTCCTCCGGGAGCAGTGTAGGTATTTGTACCCGTGTCAAAATTACTATTGTTATCAAACACTTCCGTGTTGATTGGAATAGTAGTCATGAAATTATTTAAACCAACAGCCGTACTTGGGTATGCTTGGAAATTATATGTGTTGAATGAACTGGATGTAATTAGCGTTTGGCTATTGCACCACGGCATCCAATATTGACTTAGTATGCTTTGCAGTGTACCTCCTACCAATTCAAAGCCTGCCTCTTTTATAATGTTGTCAAATAGATACTGCCAACAAATTGCAGGCGTTAAATCACTTGCGAATACAGGCGTTGATGCATTAGTTAATGGTCGCGTATTTGTTTCACCATTTTCACTCCATCTTTGACCGCGATCTAAAATCGTCCATATTCGGTCGGCACTTGCATTGGTTACGTTATCATATCCAACCGTTTCATTTAGCGCACTGAGCGCATCTAAATCACTCAGCTTCTTTTCACCAATGTTGCGCACAAGGTCGGGCGTTTCAGCGTAAAAGGCTAACTCAACCTCATTGATGCGGTTCTGCTGCTTGTATATCTTGCGCACACGGACATAACCTGTCGCGATGGGTAGCGTGTCAACACGAATCTCAGCAGGTAACTTGTAGTGAAAATAATTTGCTGAACCTGCATCTACGTTAACATCGAACAACGCACCAAGTGCAAGTTGATTGGTTGCACTATATGGCACTCTAAACTCGCGAGTGAATGAACCTTGCGCAGTGAAGCTGTTAAGGTCTTGAAACTTCCAGTTTTGCGATATGCTTTCGTTCTCAAATAAATCAAGATAGGACTGCTGCGTTGTGTTTACTTGAAAAGTGATATAAGCCGTAGTGGGATTGATAGGCGAACCCTCGCCAAGATATGGAAAATAAAATTGTCCCTCAGCACCACCCACAGTTGCACGCACTGCGTCAAGTTGATATGTGCCAAGTAAAACATCTGAACTATCGTAAGCATTTATAGTACCATTTCCTCCATATAATGCCTGAGCAAGAAAAGCATTGAGTATGTCGTTAGTTAATACTGGAGGAAAAGTTGAATCATTTGATACACCCCCCTCTAAACCCAACGCCCCCGCTCCCGTAGTATAGGTTACTGAACTGCCTGTGCTGATTATTAATTGTACTTCTCCGTTCA